GCTTCCGGGTATATTCGGTACTCCCGCTTCGACGTAGGTTCCCACCTCACTAAGGGTGGTTGTCCCCTCCAAAAATCTGTGGTGCGTATTTGGGAGGTTGAAATGCGTGGAATCGACGTTGCCGAATTTGTCTCCAATGACGTCGTAAAGGTCCGAGAAATCCGTCTTGGAGACGCTGGCGCCGTTGGTCAGCAGATAACCGTCAGGGATTTCGGCGCCAAGGTAATAAATAACCGTGCCAATCGGAACCGCTGCCAGTGCTGCCGCAGCTATCTCTTTGCGAAGAAGTGTCTTAAGCGCTTCAATGGCTTCCGTGACATAAGTCTTCACGAAATTGAAAACGCCACTCGGGGTAACCGCTTTTGTCGAGTTTGTGCCGGTCTTGATTTCATCAAGAGAAGCCAACTTCACAACTCCGGCCACTTGTGTTGTAGCCGGAGGATTGAAGAAGTTCGTATCTCCGTCGACAGTGATCCCGGAGGTGCCTCCGCTGATAACCAAGTCAACCGAGAGAAGACCTTGAGAGCCGGCAGCTTTCTGCAAAATCGCGCTGGTCGGCTGAGAACTGACGGCAAACAAAGTACCGTCTTCAAGGTACACGCCAACTTCATTGACCGTGTAAGCGTCAGAGCTTGTGTCACTCATCGTGACGTGAATCGTGTTGTCTCCAACATCCCCGCCGGATAGCGCAGTGATCTCTTTAAATTTGCTCTGAAGAGCTGTCTGATCTGCAGACGGTGTGTAGTTCCCGGTTCCAAGGCCGAATTTAGTAATTTTTACAGGGAGCGTTCCGTTGTTTTCAGCATTTACGAGCGCGGCAAGGCCTGCCGACGTAATGACTACGTTAGGCATATCAAAACTCCTAAATTTTCAGTGGGTGATTAGATGCGTGCGTACGAAACCGGTCTCATGAGCGGTGTCACGCTGATTTGAGTTGTGAGCGGCGTTATTTCAGAAGAACAACGCGCAAAAGAAGCCGATCGAATCGACCCGGAAACCTGTAGATTTCCAAGCAGCGACTGAACGACAGTGAATGTGTAGTGACTGCGAACAGGTTTTGCCTCGTCCAGCAGCCTGAAAAAGTCTTCCTGAGCATTAGCGCTCAGACCTCCGGATATGGCTCCGATAGAGGCAACTACTTCAAACGTGTGAGGTGCGCCTTTAGGCGTCTTTTGCCACCATTCGGTGATGGAAACGGCGGAACCGAGAGATTCGAGGACTTTTTTGACCGCCGACAATGTGCCCATACGGCATTTCTGAGCCACGACGGTTTTGGCAACCTGCCGTTTTTGGCTTAGAGGCCAGTAATCACGCCAGGTCGTGAGATCAAATGAATATGCAATGTGGTCAAGCTGCGTGCTGGTCAATTTATCGACGTTGGCCAGTACGGCGCCCAATAACAAAAAACCCGAAACTGTTTTCAGTTCCGGGTCGATTGCTTCTGCAGATTGTTTTACTTGCTGATCTGACGAGATACTGTCGGGCAGCAGATCACCTAAGGTGATGTCTTGTAGTGTTTTCATTTAGCCATCCTCCAGCCCCTTGAATGTCACTGTCACGGACGAGCATTGGGCGACTTGAGATTTGGTTAATGTTTTAAAAGCGGGCGTTAGGGTTGTATGAAGAATCCGACCGGCGCCAGCATCGCGAACTCGTTTAATGAGTTCGTCCGGATTGATGTCTCTGCCGATTTTTGCCTGCTGCCATGCGACGTAATCGTTCACTGCCGCCTGGACAGCTGTCTGAATCGCAGAGAGTCTCACTGCGTCACTCTGCAGAACGTAATAGTCCACATTGACGCTGTAGGAATAAGCCGTAGGAGCTTTGGCATGGACCTCATCGGTAAGCGGCCTGATTTCTTCTCCGGACAGATAATCCTCAACTTCCTGCAGAAACGCTGTAGACGGCAGCGCGCCCCCTGTCAGGAGTGTGTAAACATTCACCACACCCGGAGTCGGAGAATCAATCGCTACGTCGATGATCGAAGGAGAGACTGAAAAAGCGTGGAAAATGTAAGCCTTCTCCGGTCCGGCCACCGAAAAAGAGTTTGGCTTCAAGCGCAGGCGCTCGGCATAGCTTGCATCGCTCTCTATGTCGGAACCCCCGATGGATTCCGTAGTGTTTACCGCGCTGGCCAAAAATGCCAGCGGTGCCACAATCGTAGAAATTTGCCCTGCTAAATAGCCGTTTCCGATGTTTCCGGCTTGCGTGCATTCTGCTTGCGCCGTTCCCTGCAGTTCCCCTGGAGCGATTGTCACCAGTTCGGTCGTTTCGAATATGACGTTGCCGGCGCTCACCTGAAAACCTGCAGGTATAAAAAAAGCGCTCGAAAGCGCTTGGGTTAGTGTGAACTGAATTGTTGTAACGGCTTTATCTGCCGGCTGTCGGGCCGTATCGAGGAACACGCCTAAGGCGTCCAAATACTGTCCTTGAGCGTATGTGAGCAGATTCTGCTGCGCCCCATGGTTGAACACCTGCCGTAGCTGAATAATTTCTGAGGAAATCGTCAGCAAAAACAATCGGACCGGATCTCCGGCGCTGAGTGTTCTGCCGGCGGCAGTCTCATAACGATTGATGATGTCTGATTTGATTTTCTCCGGATCTGTCTCAATAAAATTAACATCCGGCATTCCCCAACGAGGTAATGTCTCAGGCATTTGCGCCTCCGATGCTCAATGTGATAATTGGATTCAAAAGGCCGTCCATCGCATCCTCGGCCTGTTCTCCGAATTCGATTTTGTCGATCACTGCCCTGGGTTCCCATCGCTCGACAGCCTCAATAATTTCGGCTTGGATGAGCGCTTTGGCTATGTGAATCGGTTTGTCCACGTGCTCCCGTTCGAGGCCGAAGTCTCGATCCAGAGGGACGGTCCCCTTTCGAGTTGCGAGAATCGTTCTGACGTTCTGCAGAACTTCCGCTGCCACGGTGCCGGGCGCAAATGAAATCGGCTGGGATAAATTAAGGACGTGCTGCATTTTCTTCACCGCATTCCGTTAATGAAATTGTTGCTTCGGCAACCTGGCAGGCGCCTAGGCCCGTGTGAAAACGACGCTCTTCTGAGATTGACTCGAGAACAAACTTGCCCATGTAGCGCGGCCCCAGAAGGAGTCTCTGGGGTTTGTGCGAGTCAAGCATTCGTTTCAATAAAAACAAACCCGCCTCGGGAGGCGAGTTCAGAGAACTGTCGAAACGGATCTTGAAACTTATTTTGTCCGGCTCTTCCCCGACCCATTCAAGAACAGGTTTTCTGCCGATCACATCGTGGCGGGCGTATTTTGTTGCCAGGTCTCTATTCACGTCTTTAAACGTGTTCACGATGTTTGAAGAACAGACAAACGGGAGAGTCCCGAATAATCCGGTTACTCCGAAGGCCATTGTGCCCTCCTAATTAAATATTGGTTCCGTGAACGGTGCCGTTTGCCGTGATATTCCCGGTAACAGAGAAATTCCCTTCAACGGAACAGTTGCCCTTAATGTTCAGCGTTCCGGCGAAATTAACGGTTTGGCTCGAGATCGTAGCGCTTGAGTTGTTCAACGTCATCGTTGTGCCGCCGATGTTGAGATTTAGGGTCGGCGTCGTAATGTCAACCGAAGTCCCGCCCTTAATGGCGACCTGATTGGATCCCTCGACTTCAACTTTTTTGGAGCTCTGAGAGATTGTTTCCGGCGCCGAAATCGCAATGTTTTGACGATTCAGCGTGAAGTTTGTGCTGCCGATAACGCCCTTCAATTCGTGACTGTTTCGGTTGTAGCTGAATTCTGATCCGTCTTTGAATTTCACAGTTCGAATGTCAACTGACTGCCCGGGAACATCCACGTCTCCGGCGTAAAAACTTCCGACCGCAAAACCGGCCTCTTCTGCCTCATTAAAAAAGAGACAAAGGACGTCCTCGCCAACGTCGGGCAGCCAGAAATCTTTATCGTGCAATGTCTTTCTTTGAAGCACCGGGAGCCAGTAGCTCGTTTTGCCGCTCTCATCATCGAACGTTGCCCGGATCTTGCACTTTGCGGGATCGATGTCCGTCACCTCGCCGATTTTGAGGATTGCCAAAACCGCGTCACGGTCTTCTTCATTTGCTTTAAACAACACCTTAATACTCCTTGTTGACGCGCCTCAGCCGCAGGCCCGTTGTGTATCCTGAACTGCCGCCGCTGTGGTTTGCTTCTTCGATGATGTAATTGCCGCTGAAGGCACCGGCGCCGACTACCTTAATAACGGTACCGGAGCACAAGAACGGGGTTCCGATAACGGTCATGTCTCCGGTGATTTTTCTGCTGTTGAGCTGACGGAGCTTGGCTTTGGCCAGCCGTTTCGCCTCTTCGAGCGAAGCACAGCGCTTTTTCATCTCAAAAACCTGGCCGTTTTCATCGGCTTCCGGATCTGTGTACGTGTATTCAAAAACAGCCGGGTTTGATCCCTTGCCGTTCTTGTCCACCTTCTGCAGATAAAAGTCGTATTCGATGGCTTTGGCCGCCTTCACTTTCTGCAGATTGAGGTCGTAACCGGCCGCCTGATCCTTCTTTTTAGCGGAAGGACTTCGCCACTTCACTTTGACCGCTTTATAGGTGTCGCTCTGAGAAACCTCGAAGGTGTAGCTCAGAATGTCACTGACGCCGATCTCCATAGCGCAAACGGGATCTTTTTTCTCGTAGCGTTCCTGGCCGAAAATCACAATCGTTTTATCCGTGACTTTGATCGAGAGTCCGGCATCCTCACACAAATGCTGCAGGAAGGCCATATCGCTTTGGCGAGACTGATCAATGCGCTGGTATTGAGGATTTTCGACGGAATCAAAGAAAAGCTCTAATTCGGCATCCCTGCAGATTTCTTGTGCGATTTCCTGAAGAGAATGGTTCTCCCAAGCACGGTTTTTCTGAGTTTTCCGGACAGACTTATTGAGCGGAATAGACACGGCTCGGAGTTCGTAAACCCGAGGTGCTCCGGAGATTCTCTGATAATCAACAAAGAATGTTCCTAGGAAGGCCTCCGGCCCAGGTTCTTCCGTGGTGCCGGCGGACAAGTACATTTTGATGTTCTCGCCGCCGTCAGGCTGCCAACTGCCTGCCCACCTCCCTTCATTGTCCTTAAGCGTCAAACTGATTTCATCGGCCTGGCCGCTCTCATGATCAGTAAAAGACCATGAGAGCAGATCTTTACAAAGATCTGCTGACACGTCTGTTTCGTTTTTGGAAAGCAGCAGCCGAAGCCTTGTTTGTCTAGGTCCCGACATTTCTGTTCTTCCTCTTCCATGGCGGCAGCATCGACTCTTCCTGAGCGGTTGTCTGTTCGACCTTCGGAACGTTGAGCTCAACCCCTGCCGGGAAAATGACATATTCCTGATAATCCGGATTCTCCCGGATTAAGTCGGACATGTACATTTCGCTCCCCAGCAGTTTCTTGGCGACAATATCCCATGTGTCGCCCTGAATCGTTTTGTACATAAGGCCTCCAATTAGGCATAAGACAAGCGGCGCTCAGAATTCAGCAGGCGCTCAAGCTCGCGCTTCAGGTCTGCCACTCCGGCTCTCAGCCCTGACTGGACGTCTTCTCTGACCGCTCCGGCACCTGTGATCTGAATCACAGGAGAGAAGTTGACAGAGATGGAAGGACCGCCGGCGCCCATCATGCCGCCCAAGCGGGAAAGCGGGAGAATCGCTTCCGGCTCCCTGCCTTCGCCGACCATTGCCAAGGACGGCCCTGTCGCGATGCCGCCGGACGCAAGCATCGGAATCTGGGGAATGTTGATCCCCATACTCTTGCCGCCTACGCCCGGAACCCAATCCGGAACCGTGAACGATCCGAGAGAGTTCAAACCGGCAATAGCCTTATTGGCCAGAGAAATCACAAGATTGAGCGGACCTTTGGCAAACTCCGGGAGCGCCTGGAAGCATCCGGAGAAGGAAGTTTTTGCGCCTTCCCAAGCTTTAGTCCAATCTCCGGAGAAAACTCCGGAAATAAAACTGATCAGACCTTGGAATGTGGTCTTTATCCCGTCGATTGTGGGTTTGATCGAGCCTTCATAGATGTTTTTCATGGTGGCTGCCAGCCCCGGGAATTTTTCCTCAAAGGCCGTCCACAACTCGACCAGTTTGGCTTTGACTTCATCCCAGTTCTTGTAGAGATAGATGCCGGCAAGGACCAATGTCGCAATTGCAGTAATGGCCATGCCGATCGGGTTTGTGAACATAAATTTCATCGCCGATCCGGCTGCTGTTGCAGCCACCTTCAAGCCTCCAAGGGCTTTTGTTGCTACGAGAATTCCTCCTTTCCAGACAGACATGGCAAAGGAGTAGGCTTTTATGGCCGCCGTATTTGTCGACAATCCTCCCCTGATCAACAACAGGCCTTCATACAACTTCATTCCTGTGGTGATAAGTTTAAGGACCGGAGCACCCAATACGAAAAAGGCAACCCTTAGCATGTGGAACACAGCCACGCAAGAAAGAACTACTCCGGAAATGTAAAGGAACCATTTAACCAGTGTTTGGTTCTCTTTAATCCAAGTTCCGGCTGCCTCTCCGAGTTTGACGAAATCCAACGCTCTTTCTTTGAGGGTCCCCAACATTGGGTCACCTACAGCTCTGGCAAAATAAGACATTGCGTTCGAGGCCAGTTCCAGGGCGTTCGAAGTAGTAGCACTTCTCGATAAAAACTCCTTTTCCATTGAGCCGGCGTATTTTTCGCTTTCTGCAACCAGATCGAAGTTTTCCCTCAGCTTTTCCGTGTTGGCCAGCATTGGTCCCATCGCTCTGGCGCCCTCCTCGCCGAACATAGCCGTCAGATATTGCATTTGCAATTCCTTCGGGAGTTTGGTCTTTACTGCCTCAAGAACAGCAAAAATTGTCTTCGGAGCATTCTTCTGTACATCTTTTTGGAGCTGCAGGGCGTCAAATCCGAGGTTCCCGAAAGCGGCCTTCTGCAAATCCGTCATTGAGCCGCCCTTCGTCAAAGCTCTCATGAATGCGTTCATACCGGTTGCAGCGACCTCTGCTTCGGCTCCGGCTCCGATGATCGTAGCTGCCATGGCGGCCGTCTGTTTTTCAGTTAGTCCGGCCACTTTGCCAAGAGCGCCGTATCGTTTCAACGCTTCACCAACCTGCTTGGCCATTGCCGCATTGTTGTTGCTCAACGCGTTTGTAGCGTCTGCAAGGCTTTCGACCTGATCTTGTGTCAGGTTCATACCGGAGCGCCACTTCGCCATCATTTCTCCCGCCTCTTCTGCGGAGATGTCGAAGGCAACGCCCATTTTGGCGGCTGTCTCGGTAAACCGAATAAGATCCTTTTCGGCGATGCCGGCTTGACCTGCTGCCGCAGTAATTTTTGCCAACCCTTCCGCCGTAATCGGGATAGACAAGCTCATTTTTTCAAGAGCCGCCTGCATTTTCTGCAGCCCGTCCGGAGATGTGAAGTCCACAACTTTTTTAATCTCGGCCATAGCATCCTCCATTTGCATGGCCTGTTTCACAGGTGTTTCCGCGTAATGCATCACGGAAGATCCCAACGTCGAGAGCGCAACCATAGAGCCCATTCCTTTTTCGGCCAAGGAGCTCTCCATAAATTCAACTCCCGATCTTGCTTTAGCAATGTTGTTTACTCGGGAAGCAACAGCGCTTTGTTCGGCCAATAACTTATGTTTCTTCTTCACGTCATCAAGAGACCGTCCTGTCAAATTCAGCTCTTTGCGCAGATTTGAAAGTGATTTTGTTTGCGTGTTTAGCGCTCGATGAGAATCATTTACCGCCTTAGCAAGTTTCTTTTCTTCAGACAACATGACAGAGCTGGTGGAGTTCGTCCGTTGAATCGCCGCCCTGAGATTATTCAGCGCCTCTTTCTGACGGAAATACTGAGCAGACAGCTGTTTGGTCTTTTCTGTTTGTTTAATCAGGGAACCAACTTTTTCATACTGCTTATTCAAGCCCCGAACTCGGTCTTCAGCTTTTTGTACGGTCTCTGCGGCCTTTTTAAAAGCGCTGGGGAATTTGGAGTTAACTGCCGCAGCAACCTCAAACATTATTTCGTAACTCTTTGCGCTCATTATGTTTTTTCCGTTTACTTTTCTCCCTCCCCTTCTTAAAATTAATACATAAGGAAAAGGAGATATGAAATGTGTGATGGCAGCGGAAACAATACGAACTTAGTCAATCAGGCTGCTGTTTCCTACATGCTCTCTAAGGGCCGCTCTAATCCTTTTCAAAAGGATCGCTGGGTGTGGAATACAGATACGCCGCTTGGAATGTTCTTATGCATTCTGGACGTGTTTTGGATGATTCTTAAGCTCGCCCTTTTCTTCGGCCCCATTCTTTTTGTGAATTGGTGGTTTTGGCATTAATTTCGCTCAGTAGGCCGCCTAAAGCATTCACCCACTCAACCACCTCTGTAAGAGGCTTTTCAAACCAACCGGAAGCACTGCCTCCGGCGCCATTTAGGGTCAGCCAGAGGCAGTATTTGCGTACAGTGCTAATTAATCCATCGAGAGTTTCTTTTTCGCCTCGTTGATTTCTTTCGCCTGCTCCGCCGAGTAGGCCTGTTGAAAAAAATACTGACTTGCCAGCGTTGTAATCGAAATGGCTTCAGCCATGGGCAACGCATCAATTAATTCATACGGAACCTGTGCCGCTTTGGCCGCTGCCAGCATGAGGAACTCTTCATCCATTGCTAAGACGGGAATCGGGCGTGCAGGATTGTCGAAGGCTCTCCGAATTTCGCGCAGATCCTTTCCGCTCAATTTGTCAAAATCAAACGTCAGAAATTCGTACTTCTTGCCTTCAAATTCAAGCGGGCGGCTGAGTGTGTGAATGATTTCGCTCATTTAGTTTCTCCTTTGATGCCGGGGCCGAGCCCCGGCGAGTTTTGGTTAAGACATCCCGAGGTCTTTACGGACGCTCTCGAGCATGTCTGTGTCGCCGAACTTTGCGATAAAGTTGTATTTATCGATTTCGACAACCTCTTTGTCATCGACAACGATCTTCAGATAGACCACCTCAAATTCAGTGGACGAATCGGTTGTGGAACCCGGTTCAAATGAACCTAAAGAGAAGTTCTTCGGAATCGCTCTCATGACAACTCGGATGGGAGTAGTCGTGATTTTTCCGGTGGTGTTGTCGTAGTGCTGCTGAGAACCGCGGATTTCCAACTGATGTGCCTGCTGCTTGGCCAACTCGAGAGCGGGCCTTTCAATAGTTCTCCAGTTGAAAGTCGAGCTCATGGCCTGATAGTGGCCAAGAACCGGGCTATCCACTTCGCCGGCGATACCGGCTCCGGACACTGTGTCGCTCATTGCCTGAAGCTCAGGCAAATCAACTGTTGCCATACCCATCAGCGCGTTGGCTTCGTTGTAGACGCGATAGTTGATCAAGCGCTCCGGGATGCTGTTTGTTCCTGTTGCCATTTTTTACCTCCAATTAGGCTGCAAATAGTGTCTGCAAATACTCCGGATCAAATTCAAGAATGAAATCGATGTCCTTGGCCGGAGGCGGCGGAGTGACGTAAACATGGAATGCGAGATTGCCGTCCATCAAGTCCGTAATCGAGTTTTCAGAAGAGAGGAACTCAATGCGGCCTCCGAGGATGTACTGCATAGCAGCCAACCCGTTCATCCAAATGTTTGCGCTGTCGATGATCGTGTTAATCAGGCGAGGAGTTGCCGGGAAATCGACCTTAGACCAGAAGGTCTGAATAAACGTATTGCCGATCCAGTTGAACATTCTTCTGTTCGGAATAAAGGCGTCTTTGACGTCCGTGTTTCCCGGATAGACGGCAGTTCTGTTGCCCCAGGCAACCCAACCCCCAATGAAATTCAACGCGCAGACAACGCCCTGGCTGTTCAGATAGGCACCCGTATCCGGACCTAAAACCACTTCAGAGCCATCTGCCAAGCATGTGCCTGTCATCTGCAGATTTTTGTTGGACGGAGAGACGTACGGAACATCATCGTTCTGAGAATCAACTTGGGCCATCAGACAGGCCAGCTGCGTCGAGAGATTGAACACAGTGCCGTCGAGCTGGATCATCGGCCAGCAGCAGATTTGCATCGGATCAGTGATGTTGTTCTGGTTCTTCCAATTTGCAACAGCGGTATAGTTCTTGACTGTTGTAGTCGGAACATCGACCGCACAAATCGCCTTGAATACAGTGTTGATGGCGGTGCATTTTGCGGCCATCACGGCTGCCACGCTCGGGCTGGAAGAGAAGCCCGGAGCGATCAGCGTGCCCGGAACAACTCGGAAGAGCGGGAAAACATCATCCACGAGCTCCAGGCCGGATTTATTTCCGGATATATCGACGCCCCCAATGATGTCATCGGCATCAACCGCAGAAGGATCCAGTTTCGAGGCCGTCAGCGTATAAGGGCTATCAGAGCTGCAGAGGAAGTCTCCGTCCCGATTTTTGAGAGACGAAAGAATCATTGTTCCGTCGGTATCGAAGGAGACAACAAAATCCGTGTCTTTCGTGAGCGTCTTTTCACTGGCTTTCAGAACCAACGTATCCGGCAGGACGCCTGTTTCGGCGATTTTTGCAATACCCGTCTTGGCGTCAAACTGCACGCTTGAAGTCGTGCAATTCTTCTTGTGCGTTGTCGGATCGAGAACGTTGACAACGATGATGGGAGCTACTCGATACAGCGAAAATGCGGAATAAATCAGTTCACAGATTGAATAATTGAATTTTTTGAGACCGCTGGTGCTGTCTTCTTCTGCCGGGACAAATCCGAATTCTTTAACCGCTTCCTCGTATGAATAACAAAGCTTCGGTTTGTTGACATTAGTCGGATCGGTCATATTGACAGGGGCCGTGCCGATGATCATCGGAATGCCGGCATTGACCTGAACGGGCGGGAGAATGCTGGTCGGGACTTCACTGACGTAAACGCCATGTTTATAAGCCATTTTTTAAGCTCCTTTTAGTGCTTGTTTGTACAGCGTGTTGAGAATGTGCCCCTGAGTTCGGACATTGGTCCTGGCCTGCTGCACGTCCGCGACAGGAACCATCAGCTGACCGATTGCCGGATTCTTTTCGATCATTCGGACAATGTGGTCGGGATATTTATTTACTCCCTCTCGAAAAACAGTGTTTGTCGAGAGCCCTAAAAACGAAGGCCCGACGTAAATGACGGGCCTTTCTCTTTGAACTTCAGTTTTTCGTAGCTTCATGTTTACTCATACGGTGTATAGGGATTGACGATTTCAGGTGCGCGGAATGTCCAGCGGGTTGACATAACGATTTGCCAGAATGGCCACGCTTGGGCCGGAGAGTTTTCCCAAGAGACAGGCGTCTCCAGAATGAACCGCTCGCCAAGCGCCCTATTCGGCAGATTCAACAGCAGCGCCTCGGTCTTTTCTTTGAGCGTCAGCGCCGTGAGATGGCCTTCAAAATCGTCATCCCAAACGCCGATCACGATCGAAACTTCGGTGCTGCAGCCGTCAGCATCCGTTTTGCCCGAATCCGGACGAATCAGGACGAAAGGAAAATCATCGTCCTTTGATTCCCTTGAGTTCTTCGGCGGCAGATAGCCTTGAATGATCTTCGGCGCTCTGAAAACTGTCGGCTCGTCGGCTTTGTGCTCAAGCGGCAGGAGAAAATCGCTCAGGCCGGCTTCCAAAAACTCCCCGAGGGCTTTGCATAAATAAACATCATTCATCGCTTGCCTCCTTTAATGAGCCTCATTGCCTCGTGGTCAATTCGACGCTGAAACGTATCTCTCATTTCGGACTGAATGTCTTCAACGATGTTTTCATTTCCGACCATCTGAGGAACAGACGGCCCGTAACGCGGTTCAATCGGGAGCCGGGTCGCGCCTTTTCGCTGAAAAACGGTGCCGTTATAGACAAACGCATTCTTGAGAGGTTTCAGACCGGTTCTTTCAACTTCAACTTTCACCTGCCGACGATTATTTCCTGTCGTATCCTGTCCTGAGGGACGGATTCGGAAATGCGCCATAGTGAGAACAGGTCCGGAGAACACGAGTTGTCCGGAAGTTTCTGCGCCTCCCGGACGTCTCAACCGGGTTGCCTTCTTAACGTCGGAGGCTTTGATCGTGTAGCGGCCGCGCAAAGACTTCGAGGCAACGGTTCGACCGCGCATAAGCGCTCGGTTGATTGCCCGATTAACCGCTTTCTGAGCTCCAGTTTTTGTGGAGTTCAGCACGTTAATCGCCGCCTCAACATCATTTTTGTCGATTTTCACTTCAATCATTGTCGATTCTCCCGGAGAACAATGACGAGCATCGTTCCCTCAATCGAGACCGACTGGACGATGTGGCGGGAATCATCAATAGACATCCACTGGCCCTCCTCGGGCGCCTCTAAATCCTGAGAGTCTGCGTAGAGCGTTGTCATGTTGATGAAATCGCCTACCAGTCCATTCTCGGGGATTTCGGAGATGATGTTTTTGTCGATGACGCATTTGATTTTTTCGCCGTCAATATCGTGATAATCGGCAAACTCGTTGAGATTCAAGAAAACGTTCTGGACATCCGCTTCCGCGAAGTCTTTAAACGTTTTCATTTCTAGATTTGGCTTTAGCCTTCGGAGCCAGCTTCTCCGGAGCCTGTGCCGCTTCAGGTTCAGCCGCTTCAGGAAGAGGAACGGCAAAGCTTGTGCCCGGAATCGGTTCCGGCTGGACTGCTTCTTCAGGTGTCTCAGGTTCCTCGGGCTCAACGAATTTCTCACCGACGCCAGCCTTCAAAATGATTTTTGCCTCTTTCTCATTGAATTCAGCCTTATCCCCAGCCTTGAAAATGTCGCGTCCGAAAACCGTGTTTTTAGTGAAAACAATTTCCATTGTTAGCTCCTATGAAAAAGGGGCCGGAGCCCCTCTTTTGACATCGGATTAGGATCCGGTGGCGTTGATGACGTGGAAAGCATGAATCTGCTGGATGATGGGTAGCGGACGGCTGGAGATCTGCACGACTCGGCCCATCGGGTTGGAGCGCTGGATCCAGGACATCGGAACACGAGAACCCTCAACAAAGACGATTCCCGGATTTGTTTCGCTGATGACCGGACAGGCGCCATAGGCCAACATGGTTTTTGCGCCCGGCGTTGCGAGCAGACATTTATCTGCCGGAACCATAGCAACATCACTGTCATCGCCCTTGTACCATTCATCGTAGGAGTAAATGTCAAGAGCAGAGTCTTTGAGGTAACCCCAGTAAGTGACGCCATCCGGAAGATGCTGAGGATCGATGTGGCCCATGTCAACGCGCCTCATGTCGAGAGACTTAGAGGCAGTGAGCTTGCTCAGGATCGTGTCGATCACGTTAGTGCCGCAGATCAAATCACGAGGAGTAAAGCCGCCGTCTTTAATCATTGAACGGCGGACAACTCTCAGGTCGCTCATGATGGTTTCTGCAGTCGCTGTTGAGGCGTCCCATTTCGTCGTCAACGTGGTTTCCGGTTTTTCTGAAGCCGCAACAGTGGACCAGAAGTTCAGAACCTCATTTACACCGTCCCCCTTGACCGTAACTTTTCCGCTGAAAAGAGCTTCCGAGCACATAGCCTCCTCACGGCGGGAAATATATTCGTCCAGTTCAGCCAAATCGCGACCCAAAATTTCGGCTGCGCGCATGTTCGGGGTCTTACCGGAGTAAAGATTTTCTCCCGGGAGGCGCTTCATCACATCCTCTGCGGTTGTGATGCGCTGAGGCGCCAACATCGGAGCTTCATAGCTCAGAGTGGAATACCCTTCTCGGTCAATGACTTTGCCGCCGTTAAGAGGGGATACAAACGGTGCAATTCTGCGTCCGCCCCGACCAACTACGTCAAAATCGATTTTCTTTGCGGTGAATGTCGGACGATTTGCGAAATATCGATCGCGCAGCCAGGTATGTTTTGTGTTCTGGCCTGCCTCGATCATTTGGGTCATGATGCGCGGTTCAAAAATGTCAACTGCCATTTTTTACTCCTGATTAGATTTGATGAAAATGCCGATCTTGCGGGCCGAAGATTTGCAGTCGGAAACAGACAGCGTGCCGCTTGTCGGCGTGCCGACGGACATAGCCTTTTCGTTAAATTCGCCTGTCAGAAAAATCACCGCGTTTACAACCGATTTGGATGCGTCAACATCTTCTGCCAAGACACCGTAAACGTCGGCGGCAGCGGTGACAGCTTTGCCGGTCGAGGCGACCAATGTGCCGCGCTTCATTACGCTTTCTCCGGACGGAACTTTGATGACGTCTGTGACTACAGGCATCGTCTGGTTCGCTGCGAACAGGTTGTCAACACCAGTCGTATATTTTTCCTGCATTGCCATTTTTACCTCCGATTATTTGTTGAACTGAGCAGCGGCCGCTTTAACTAAAGCCTCTCGTTCCTGCTCATCTTTTTCGTTTTGAGTCCGTTTGTCCTGCTGCGCCTTAGCGTCAGCAGTTTCAAAACCAAGATTGGAGTCAACCTGCACGTTCTTCAGGTCTGCTGCATCCTCTGCAATACTGTTCTGAATCTTTGCCTTCTTGGCCTTTTCGGCTTTAACGAGCTGAACGGCAAACATTTCCGGAGTGATGCTCGAGTCGGCCTTGGCCTGCTCAAGAAGATCAGAGTGACCGGCCAGGGCCAGCTCTTCGAGCGCGCGAATGCGTTTCTTCTCGTTTTCGACACCCTGCTTCACGGCCTCTGCCTGCAGCGAGGCAATCAGGTCGGGATACTCCGCTTTGAGTTGTGCTAAATCCATTTTTGCTTCCTTTTTTGCTGGTGGATTAACGTTGTCGGCAGGGGCCTGAGCGACTGCCGTAAAAAAATCTGCCGGTGCGTGCTCGAAATATTTCGAGTCTGCCGGCAGGCCGTTGATGAGAACGTTTGTTGGCGTTCTCAAATTTTTAACTGAGGAGGATTCATCGACGAGATCGGCGAGACCGAATTCGACTGCCTCTTTGGCGTTGAAATAACTTTCCGCCTCGACCTTTTCCCGGATGTCCTTCGGGTCTTTGCCGCATTTGGCGGCGTAAATGTCAATGATGTTGTCCTCGATTTTTCGGATGTCTTCGGCCGCTTTTTGCATCTGACGAGCCGAACCCATTGCGAAAGAGGAGACCTCGTGGATCATCATCATTGAGCCAAGCGGCATCGTGACCGTAGCGTTCGGGATGGAAGTGATGATCGTCGCTGCGCTCATTGCAGCGCCGTCAACTCGAATATTGATCTTGCCCTGGTGAGTTTTCAGCAGGTTGTAAATTGCCAGTGCGGTAAAAACGCTGCCGCCGAAACTGTTAATGGAAATATCGATCTGACGATTGGAATCAATTTTTCTGAACTGTTTCGCAAACTCAGTTTCGTTGAATCCGTCCTCGTACTCCTGGCTCCCACCAACATAGCCGTAAAGATCAATTTTTACCGTCGGCAGCTTGGCCGAGTTTTCGATTTTCCAATGAAATTCTTTGCTCTGATCAGTTGGTTTCAGATTCGTCATTCTCGTCAACCTCTCTTGTTTCAATAGTTGTGTGTTGGATGAGGCCGGCGTCCTTCATCATGGCTTCCTCGTGCTTCCGGATCGCGACGATGTTCTCGAATTTCATGCCGGTAAGCTCTGCGGCCTCTCTTTCGCGAGTGCTAAAGCCTTCTTCAACTCGGATTTTTGCGGCGTTGACCTCTTTGAGCGGGTCGAGCTGGCCTTGCGCATCCCCGTACCACTCCGAACCGCACCAAGCCGCTCGAATCAGCGGGTCATCAAAGAATCCCGGAGCATCAATGCGACCTTTTAGGACAGCCTCGGTGAGCCAGGCTTCATAAACAGGTTTGCAGAAGGATGAGGAAATCCAATCTCTTCTCATTCGGAACATCTTCCAAGCCTCTAAAAGAGCTGCTCTGGATGCGCTGTAGGACGAATCGAAGTTTTTGACGAGGAGTTCATACGGGATTTCAAGTGCAGATCCGATCTGGCGACAAACTGCTTGAACAAATGTCTCAAATCCCGAAACAGGTCTCTTCGGATCAGCAAATTGCGCCTGTTCTCCGTCTTCGAGCATTACGACGGTTCCGGAGCCCAGGGTGTAATCCGGTTCCGGCAAAGCTTTTTGTGGTTGGGCGCCCGGTATAGATTCCATGCCACCAAATCCGCTGTAGATTGCCTCCGCAGGAGATTTAGTCGTAATGAACACCGTGAACATCGAGCTCACCAGCGCGGCTGTCAATTCCGCATCCGAATATCTCGAGAGCTGCTTCATTGATTCCAGTACTGGTGCGAGCAGCGGCACTCCTCGACGTTGTGCCGGACGCTCAACATCGCACATCACGTGCAGGACGTTTTTGCGCCCTGTCCGCTTTCCGATTGCAGGAACTCGCGTCCATTTATTGATAGCCGTTTCGAGCGACCTGCCTTGAGAATTTGGATTTTTATTGCAAATCCAATAAGCCACAGTCTCTCCGAATTGCCCGCATTCGATACCGCCGACAATATTCCGCTCAAGATCCTGTCCTTCGTTCGGATTGCAAACGCGGTCAGCTTCAATCAGGCCGATTTTCAAGTCATAAACGCTTCCGGGTGTCCGGATAACCGGAAGCACCACAAAAACGTCTCCGTTCACCAGTGCTGACATCAAAACTAAAGACTGCAGTTGGTAGAACGTCTGTTTCCGTTCTGCGTCACAGTTCGTGTTTTCAGACCAAAGGCGCCACTCGCGCTCCGTGTTTTCCTCCCATTGGCGCGCTTCTTCCTCTGTCATGCCAAGAAACTTCGCGTCAATTTGCGCGTTGAGCATCAGGCCGGAGCCGATGATGTTGGTTCTCAGCGTCTTAATCGCACCGGTCGCCAGAGGCGAACCCATGTATAAGTCACGAGAACGCTCGCGGAGCGTCTCAATGTTTTCAACAATGTCGGAGTCGGCATCTTTTCCGCCTGTAATCCAGCTTGAAAGCGATTTTTTAACGATTGAGGCACCGTGGAGACCATAGCCTCCTCCGTTCTGGAGTGAGTTCAGGACTTCGAGTTTGTTTCTGGCAACTTGTCTGGTGAGAGCTGCCTGAGGAGCTAAAAATTGAATGGCCTTTTCAAAAGCGTTCATGTCCGCTCCTTAAAAGTCGACGGGCGTGACACGAAAGCTTCGCATCCGCCCGCCTTGTCCTGACTCCAGTTTGGCAATTTCGTTTCGCCAGTACTCAATTCGCTTCGCAATATCCGAGAGACTGGCTCGCGTAAGACTGTGCGTTCCGATCCGATAACTTTGTCCGGTAGATACCGCCCTTTCAGCCTCGAGCCACATTTTCAGATTCGTCCTGGCTTCTTCTATAGTGATCCAACTACTCATAAAGTGATTCCCTTTCCGACAACGCCTCTGCGTCGACGGGGTTGTTGTGTTGCTTGCGGCACGCCTCTAAGAGCATCCTCAATTTGTTCAAAGTTCGGAGTAAGCAGTTCCATGGCAGCCCTGGCGTAAACGGCGCAGTCAAGGGCCTCATTTCGCTCGCGGATTTTTACCCAACCGATTTTTTCCTTGCCTTTTTCGTACTTCTTCTCAAAAACTTCTGCTGTAAGCTGCTTGAAAAAGTTTTCTCCAAAGCCGCTCTCGGCTTGCATCGGGTAATGGACAAATCCGGGGCCCTCTTCAGCAATGTCCAGCGCATGCATAACAGCAGTTTTCCCTGAGTCCACGCCTAGGCTGAATAACGTTGCCCCGACGATGTTTTGTCTGGACGGAACTCCTATGTAAGGAACTCCAGCGCCGCCTCTACCTTTAATTGAAAAAACCCGGAATCTCTCCCTGGCCTTCGTGTATTCGTAAACTTCTTTGCTGTAGGTTCCGTCGCCGGAGTCAACGAACGTGCAGGCTACTGTTATGCGAGTTCCGAACGAGAGAGAGTGCTGCATCGTCAAAATGCCGTCCAATTGCTGCCATGGTCCTGGTGTATCGGGGCTCCCGGGAATAACGTAATGATGTATTCCCCAGCATTCACGAGCCCGGCCCCAGCCGTAAATCGTGCATTCAAGTCGATCGTGCTGGACGTCGACGCCGGCTGTAAGAAGCAAAACTCCGTCCGGAAGAACTCCGGTTTCCGGATAGTATTCTCTGCGGCGCAGCAGATACTCCCACTTATCGGCATCGGCCTCGAACTGCTCCCAGGGTTCGCCTAATTTCAGGTTAATGAACTCCATCAAACCGGCTTTGTCTTTTCGATGATTGATTTCAACCCAGTCCTTCACAAGATCTACAAGATTGACCCACGGAGAATTCAATGCGTTGATGTGATAACTGCGAAACCTCCCTTGCGGGTTCCTTACCTCCCAGCGTCCGGATTGAAGTATGTCCGGATTGATTTTGCGGGGGCCGCGGATTTTCGCTCCGCAGTGCGGGCAGAAAAGACCGACGGAACTCTCGATCACGTTTCCCTTATCGTCGGACTCCCAACGGACATTCTCCCATTTCAGCTCGTTGTACTGGTTGCATTCCGGACACTGGACCACAAATTCTCGTTGGTCTCCGGCTAAAAATTCGTTGTGAATTTTGGAATATCCAACGACTGTAGGTGTCGAAACCATCAGAAGTTTTCTATTTCCGAAGTTCTGAGTTCGCTGCACCGCCAACTTCAACGGATCGCCTTCCTTACCGGCACTTTCAGGATAGCGGTCCACCTCATCCGCCAAAAGAATTCGGATCGGACGAGAAGCCAGCCCGGCCGGCGAATTGGCGCCAACTAACGCAAGGAAACCGCCCGGATAGTGTTTCATGAGAATCGTTGTGGACGATTTTTTCTCTGTTCCGCGGCCTTCTTTGCCTTCAATCAGTTTCCCGGCTAATCCGGGAGAATCGCGAAACGTCGGGGCGATTCGTTCCTTCGAGAATGCTTGGGCCATTTCCACTGTGGGCTGGAGCATCAATTGAGGAGAAGGTTCTTGGTCTGCGTAATAACCGAGTACGTTCAAAAGCAGCTCGCTGTTATGAGTTGGTATCATGCCCCTTCCGGCCAAAAATAAATGATCTGGACTATCGACTTCAATACACTGCACTGGAACAGATTCTTCCGGCCGAATATCAACCACCCTTCTTCTCGTTGCTTCTCCTATTCTTCCTAAACTCCTGTCTTTGAGTCTGTTTTGTTTTCTCTTAAGTTTAAAAACCGGTTGATCAGAATAAGCAGCAAAACTTAGCCTATAGACTAAACATGAATACCCTCTTTCCTTAATGGACGCTTTCTTTGTGCTGAAAGATGGTTTAAGCCCCAGGCTTACGAGTAATTCATAAATCCCATTTGCCAATGCTTCGGACTTAAAAGTTATTTCACATCTTCCTCTCGCGCCGGCGCACCCATCTGTGTCCATTAAACCCTGAAGCAACTCCCATCTTTGTCTTTCGGATGCTCGTAGATAAATATTTGGGATGTGCTTATTCCCGATTACGCCCATTTCTTTAAATGTGGAATAAATCCCTGGTTTATAGACTATCGGGGGGAGAGGATATGGTTCCAAACCTCTCTTTTTTCTTTGGAAATTTTTTGAGTAAAGCCGGGAATATTCAGCGCAATACCCCGCTTTATTTAATCCAACTTCTGAAAGTTTATGCCCGCGAGAACAGAAACCAGTGTGTTTATCTTTCGGGTCAATAATCGCAATATATTTATTATCTTTGACCCTGACTTTTAAGGCATAGCCGTCAGCCTTTACGTTTTCTACTATCTCAAAATCATCCACATGGCCGCAGAACTGATTCGAATACGAATTCCCGTCACCAAGCCATACCCCAAACGTGTAAGGCTCTACTGGCAAATCGACATCAGGAAGCTGCAACGGTTTCGTTAAGGGAATAGAGAAATTATTTCTAACTTTTGTCTTCTCTTTCACGGAAGTATGCATTTTTCGCATCGTTTCCGTGTCAATCACTCCCTGCTTAATGGCCTTAAAAGTATTGTTTTTCCCTGTTCTCGAATAGCCTAAGTGAAGATAATCCGTTTCTACATACCATTTGTGTCCGGCATCAGCCAAAATCTCAGAACCATCAGAGAAAACGACCCTATAGCACTTATGGTTAAGCATTACGGAGGTCTTGGCAACCACCCTGCAAGGAACTCCTAATGCACTAAAAAGATAATCTCCGACCTTCACATCTCCCATGGTCGTCCATCCTGCAGGCGTTGGCAGCGGAGTATCCAACGACAACGCTTTGCCTACTTGGGAGGCGAACATTAGAACGATTTTTTCAGTCTGCTTGTCCGTTGCCGCGTCCATCGGTTCCTGCAGATACGGAGTTCTGTAGGTTCTCCAAGGCCCCGGCTCTGCCGTGGTACCTAGCGAGATGAACCTTTTTGCGTCGGCCCACTCGCTTCCGGTCAATCGTGAAACCGGACGACAGAATTTCAAAAATTCATTTAGCCAGTGCATAGCGATTCATTAAAAAGTAGAACAGTCAAAGTTGAAAATTTTGAGATTGGGGCGCAATGGTAGTAAGTTAGATTTATTAGTTTTTCATGCCCGAAAAATGTCTGAATCCAACACTTCACCTGACGTTGTCAATGTCCTTACTTCGCACGACAAAAAATTTGTGCTGCGGATCTACGCTTACCGAAGGCTAACTGCCTTAGAAATGCGTTTTTGTTTGACCGAATATCTCAGGTCTCATCGGCTGAGAAAAATCCCGGCAAAGGGAGAAGCTGAAATGCATACAATCATTGGACTTGACGAACGATAAACCTCGCCGATTTTTCCAGTAGTTCAGAAATTTCTTCGGTCGAAAGTCTCGACCTAAGATATTTAACCGGCAAGTTCAAGGTTATTTCGTCTTCAGAAATCGAGCAAAGGATAGAACTATCCAAATCGTCCGGACGTTTTTCGTCCATCGGGACTAAGGATCCCACAGTGCCTGAATTGATTTTAGAAATTTTTTCTGCCATAACATTCTCACTTAACCAGGCTGTACGAAAACGCAAGAATCAGTAGAAGAGACGCAATTAATAAGCCCCATCTAAAACAAAAGGCCCAAGCAGGGTATCGTTGGAATAATTCCATGATCAGCTTCCTACAGTGCTTTGATATAATCTCCATATCGACCTACTCACTTAGGTTGACGTAAAAACCCCGCTCAGCGCCTAACTGAACGGGGTTCATTTTTTGGTGGCTTTGCCGTCAATCAAAATCCAGTGATAAAAAGGACTATCGACTTGAGTAAATAAAAAGCCAAGTAGCCCGCTAAAGTCCATCTAATGAAAAAGAACCACTTAGGGTAGGCCTTGACAAAATCCATGACGAATCTCCTCGTCTGTTTTGATAAAATTAGCTTCATGGTCGATGCCTTACTTAACTAATCGACTATCAAAAAACCCCGCTCAGCTCGTAACTGAACGGGGTTCATTTTTTTCGGTTTGTTTACTGCTCAACAAATTTAGATTCATTTAGCGACTGGAGCACTTCATCAATCGCATGATCCAGGACGCCTTCAATCTCTCTCTGGGTCCTTCCCTCAAGTTGACCGGCATAACGAATCGGAATCGTCAACAGTTTCTCCCGGACAAGTGATGCAACCCTTCGAGCGTCTGCTAAAACTTCTTCTTTCGGAATGAAGTTTCCTTTTTTTGCCTCCAGTTCAATCGCCTTCAATTCCATTTCGGCGGTTTTCACTCTGGCAGTAACCTGTTTTTCGAATAACCGGGCAACGGAAAATGCGTGAGCGACCTCGACGGGGTTTTTTAAATTTACGCTTTCAAGTCCGATTTCTTTCGGATCAATATCGGTTGAAATTTTTTCTGCTTCTTTTGCAGTTTTTGCCAAATTTCCAACCATTTTTTTGAAGGCGGCCAGACCTTCCTCAACAGGAACTGTGCCATCCTCTGCAACGGGCAGTGTTCCATCCTTGATCCGGCGCCGCACCCAAGTGTGGTTTTTACCGCACAACCTAGCAAATTCGCGGATCGAGACTGTTTCAACGTTTTTTTTCATGACGGCCCTTTAGATTTTTATATCTAGGAATTTTTGGGACGCGTTCCGCATTGTGAAAATCCTCATATCTACACCGAAATCGGGGCTGGCAGCACCCGCAGGGGTGAATTTTTGCCTGGGAGGACCCGAGGAGAAAACGGAATTGAATTGACCCCGTATTTAACGAAGTTTTTAGAAGGGACAAGAAAAGCTATTCGCAGGCCATTAAACGCACAAGGCCGACAACCTTACGGCTGCCGGCCCATCGCCTTTTGGCTACGATCGTGTGCGGATCATCCACAACAAGACTACTATGACCAGAACGGTGTCAATCTTTAAATCACCATTCCAAATCACAACGAGTTGTGGCATAATCTTCCACGAGGTAAGAAATGTGGTTACCATCTCATTCCTCATAAATCAGACGCAGCCCGTGTTCCAGCACGGGCTTTGTCGTTTCTGATCCCTCTTGCAGGGGCCCATTACGGCTTCGCGCCGTAATTCGGTACTCCGCTCTTGATAGACGCGAAGCCTGAGCGAGGACTTTGATGTTCCTTATTTCCTATCGTGGTGAACGCATTGTACTAAAAGTTCTTCCCCTTGTTATGGCTAAGATGCTATCCCCAGTAATTTGAAAAAAGCCTGGTTTCTTTGCTCTGCCCTCTTTAGAAGGTAATCGTAGGAAAGAACTTCAACGACTAAAGAGAACTGTTCAGTCTTATGAGCTTTGTACAAAAAGCCAGTGTCCACTTTTTTGAACTCTTCTCTGTTGATTAAATAATTCTCAAAATCCTTATCTATATCGCAGACAATGTAACCAAAAATCGGGCCCAGACAATTGAGTTGCCTACCCTTATACGAAGTTATCTTTGAGTCATGAAGCTTGATCGCGTAATCTAAAACTTGCTGAAATGCTTCCTTAATGTTATCCCGCATGGGTCTTTTAAACTCAACGATCTCAATCCGTCCAGCTGGATCATCTCCGACGCTCATGGCGCCAGAATAGTTACATAGAGACAATGTAGCGATGTCAGGCCTTTTGTCATCGTCTAGTTCGCTGATCTTAAATTGTTTTAACTTAATGTCGCTCGCCAGATAATTATGAAAAGCCAACCGATCGTCAATTACCCACAAATTTGCCTCATCAAAGTACATTGTGCTTGAATCGCAACGCATGGGAATGATCAGGTTGTGAATAAAGTCTTCTTTTTGGTACTTACCATTATCCCCAATCTCTAAAGCCTTTTCAAAACACTTTAAGATAGCTTTCCTTCTTACAACGTATTCGGTCAATGCCGTTCGCCCTATTGCAATGGACTTTGAGGACATAATGATTTTGTAGAAGCGGTCAACCGCCTCCTCTACTTTCTCCAACACCGGATTGTTTAAATCTTTTTTTACGGCATTTAGGTCTTCTTCTAATTGATCCTTGATCTCTGCTTCTTTCTTCCGAACCACTTTTCTAATCTCTGCATCGGATGCTCTAGAGTTGATTTGAATTTCATCCTTACAGACATCCAGAACGTGTTTAAGCGTTGGATTATCTTGCTCAAATTTTTCTAATGTGTTGACTCGAGCTCGCCTTTCCTCCTCTATGAAAGGCTGAAGAAAATTCTCAACCTGAGAGGAAACTTCTGTCTTCATTGTGGCGAAATCTAAGACGTCCTCATCGTCGAGTTCTCCTTTTTCTTGAGGAATCATAAACCCTGTCCGATCTGGATTAACCGCTTGGTCAAGATAAGGAGATTCAATAAGGCAAATGTAAGTTAGAGGTCTGTCACTATTGGAAAGACTAAACGACGCCTCCGGAATTTCTTTAAAACTCTTTTCGTCATCAACCACAACTCGTCCATTCGCGCACCAGGCAAGACGAGAAGGACTTTTCAAATCTTTAAGCAATAAGTGAGAAACTGAAAAATCAATTCCGCTAATCTTAAAAATCACAGGGCCAATAGCTTGTTCTTGTAATTTTTTGAATTCTTCAGCCAAAGAAGTTGTTTCACCGGTGTCTGTGATTTGGATGTCAGTTTTTTCTTTTTCATTTAGAAGATATTTAACACAATGAGAAAGAATCGCTGTCTTCAGACGCTCCGGTGAATATTGAATCCCTTCTAAGAAACCTCGTTGACGCATGGATAAAACTACAACTGTCCCGGTCGGGAGATTTTCATCAACCTTCTCCAACTGTTCGTCAAAGACCTCTTTATTGGCCGAAAATTTAAAAGTCCTCTGATACTTATCGCAATCTTTTACAAATACGCTTTTAACGGTTGCAAGCTGGAAAACCTTCAGCCATGCGAGGCGACCGATTCCCTTACAACCAAGCTTCGGCTTTGTTGTTTCATCTAATGTCTTAAATGCCTTAAAGTTTTCATCCGTGAAGCCTTTTCCGTTGTCAGAAATGACAATCGAGGAGATCTCTTTGTCGGTCAAATCTTCTTTATTGGCCGATAAAGGATCGTCGCGGATTACTGCGACTTTGGCAACCTTAACGGAATCTGCAGGATAGGACTGAAGCGCATTAACTATAGATTCGAAAATGGCATAGTTGGAATCCCTCTTTTCAAATTTAAAGTTCCTAAGCCTTCCTTCTAGATTACTCTGCATAATGCTCCCCCAAAGGAGTTCTATTTTAAGAGATCTTGTCCTGACCTTTGCGATAAATCGGGCTCCCCTTTTGTGAAAAACCGCCTGGCGTTTTCCACCAGGCGGCAACCCTCAACTCAACAACCAAAGGAGAATGAGCAGTGATTACAGAGCATGCTCAAGCTCTATTCGACCCCATGCCCAGGATCAAATCTGGCTCGGTGCACAAAGCCCGCCGAGAGGCTCCAGAGAGAATGAAAAAAGCCCCCGACTTTTACATCAGAGGCTTGATTCATCATGAAACACGGTACCGACTTTTTTCTTCTTTTCTCATCTTCCGGGCACGCCAAGACAGCCAATAGGCTGTCTTCTTATCTAACGCACTGGAACTACTAACTATCAGTCGGAATTAAATTGTCCTTTGAAATATACAACAAGAAAATAATTGTGTGGAGTCCAAAAATAAAAATACCGCATTTACGGTATGTAAACTAATCATCTTGAGAAGTGGGACTAATTCTTAAGATCTTCTAAAAATATAAAAAAGAAGTTTAGAATCCCTTTCGAGAAACCTTAGGCAGCCGGCTCTGTGAGTAGACTAGCCTTCGAGCTTCTCCCCTGATTCGCCCGAAGATTCAATCTTCGGGCGTTTCTTTCTATTAAACGATTCCACGACTCGAATGATTGCTTCAAGGCTCTTTTGATTCGTCTCTTCCTTTTCAATAGCCGTCATTCTTTTATTTCGGCTGTTATAGGACGCATAACCAGCAAGGATAAACGCGCAAACGCATATTGTCAGGCCAATCTCAACGGCGCTCATTTTGTCCTCTAAATTCAACAAAAGGCCGGCTGTTGTGGCCGGTCCGTTAAAGTCTTGATCCTTAGTTATGCCGTGAGATGTCTGGGCGTACCGGCCGGGCCTTGGTAGACCTTCTTCTTATTGTCAATGATCGCTCTCGCTTGGTCTTCTAGCTGACGCATTAGCCACATCTCGGCAGTTGAGTTCGAGCGGTAATCCGCCTCTGCAATCATCTGAACTCGGTCTTCTTTTCTTAATTTGTCTACTTGTATAAAGGCTTTCATATCTCCTTTTGGATAAACGGCTAATGTCGCCCCGCCCTTCTGGTTTAAAACGGAAAACGCAGGAACATCGCTTGGACCGTCTGCTACATAAACCATATTGCAGAACTGGACTCTTCTCTCTTCCATTGGAATTTTAGAGTTCACATCAATAGAGGCGCCTTCTACAATTCCAACGCCTTTATTGATTTCGAAAATAGCCCTTGTCTTTGTGGTGTTATCGAGGCTGTAGGCGATTTTCCCCAAATGCATAATCCCGTCTTCTTCTACGTCGACAAGTTCGGCCCCCCAAATATGTTTCACATGAGGATAGATTTCCGAACCCATAATCATGCGCTTGAATCCTGTGCTAACAATGTAGTTTTCAAAAGTAATACCGAACTCTCTATACTCGGGATCCTCATTGAGCTTGGCGATCTTAACAAATAGCTCCACCGCCCCGTCGTAGAACTTGATTTGCTTCCCTAACTCTTCCAAGTCAAAGTTTTTCAGGCCCTCGAATTGGCCGCCCTTTTTGCTGTATTCAATAAACTTATTCAGGTAATAGGAATCAATGTTGACCTCTATTCCTTTGCTCTGAAGATCTGCTATTTCAGCGTTGTTTTCATCCCAAAACTCCTGGCTATCCTTATGAAATTTATCGAATATAGGGTCTTGCATGTAGCCTGGAATTAAGGTCTTATCAAAGTCCCAAATAGTTGCAATAACGTCTGCCATGTGTTTTCTCTCCTCTTTTATATTCTAAAAGAGGAGGATCAAAGTTCTAAAGTTTTTTGAGTCATCCGCCGGCGCCGTTCATCCGAAAAACTTCATTTCGAATTTTATGCTTCCAGGGCCTTATTGCTTTTCTCTATTTTTGCGGTTAGCTCCGGCGCCAGTTGCACCACGTACTCGCCCTCCAGAGGGGCAGATGCGTACGGAACCTTTAAGCCTTTCTCCATCATGAAGGCGATACATTCTTCCACTGCATAGCGAGCCCAAACTTCTTCAGGCTGGCCGTCGGCTGACCATGAGAGCAATTGCGGTAAATCTCGGCACTTGATCAAGACAGTGCCATCGTCCGCAGTTTCAAAGTAGCAGGCAAAATCAAAGTTTTTCATCTCTCTTCCTTTCCGGATCTATTAAGGGGCATAAACATCATCATTTGCAGGAGGCCGCGAAATTGATCTCTCGTAGTCCTCTACCATTCTGAAGAAAATCGTGAGTGATGACTCTATCGCATTAGAAAACGACCTTGGCCCGTACTGGCGACGCAGCCGATTAAGCTGAGTTCGGCTTCCAAACGTGATCGTCTTGATAATTTCTTTGGCGCCGATACCGGAAATTGTCGGAGGCATGCTCGACCAAACAGACGCCAGAATGTTCGCGTCCCGATAGTTCTTTGCCGGGGACGGTTCTTCTCTGTACCTCAGCTCCTCAGCTTCTCTTGCCGCCTGCTCTTCCGGAGTTTCTGATTTTCGAGTCATCATTTCTCGTGCATAGCGGCAGGCAATCTCTGTAATCGACACCGCCGGCGCCGCATTGTCGCCATAAACCCGGCGCCAATTCGTCAAACGTCTAAACATCTCTTCTCGAATCATCATGCAGCGCTCAGCTCCTCGATCACGAGCCTAATGCTATCCTGTTCTGCGTAACGTTTAGAGCAATTGAACTCTGAAACTTGCCCATCGTCTTTGAACGCGACTCCACTGAGCGCATCGAGTACCGTCTTCCCCAGATTGTCGACATCCGGACGAGAGGATTTGGCCGTTTCGTGTTTGCGTCTTTCTGCAGTCTTAAAAAAGAACTCAGCTGTCACCTTGACCGGGCCCGTGGCGATCATTTGCATTCCGGACAACTTCATTTTGTTCAGCACGAGAACTGCGATTGTGTTTTCGGCTGCATGCGTTTTCGACGGTGTAAAGACTTGATGGCCTGCGCTGGCAAACCGGGGGCGGCCCTTCGGAACCGGTTTAATTGGAATTGTGATGTCGATTACTCGTCTCTGGTTTGTCTGCTTCATGATCTTCCCTTCTCTCTCGGAATTGAGGCCCCGGACATTGAGGCCTCGTTCTGACAATTAGCCTGTTCTTTTAGTACGGAACTTCTTTGTATTTGGACCCGTCATCGTGATTCGTTATGTCTCGAACATCAAAGAAGCCCCATGCTCCAAAACATTTTGTGTCTTCCTGATTCCAATCCATATCTGAGTCTCTATCGTCTCTGAGCAACGGCCCATCCTCCTCATCAGTAAACTTCACCAGTACGCGGTAGAAAACGTGCTTTTCTCCTCCTTCATAGCGGAAACATTTGAAGAGAATCCTTTCGCCGTCTTCCATTTGATCTAACGGAACTTCGCCAGTTTGGTTGAGAACAATGGTGTTATCCATCCCTCCAAGACCGACAACTCCTCCAAATCCAACCGGCACAGACTCTAATGCCAATTGATCAACTTTTTTCTCTTTCTCCTTAGAGTCGGCTTCTCTCGCTTTCGCCTCCTCCTTACTGATCGCCCAAGCGACATAGAAAATAAATGCCGGCAAGGCAATTGTTGACAAACCTATTACCCAAAGATTTACTGCCGGAGAGGGCTCTTCTCCGAAGAATTGAATTGACAAGTTCTCAATGAAATACATTCCTCCAGAACTCAAGGCAAGCATTAAGAGCGTGAGGAAGGCTATCGTTAAAGCCCCCATAACAGCGTCACTGTATTTATTTTCCATCTTGTTTTCTCCTTTCTAAGATGCAAGGCCGATTCGAGCTTCTTCTTCTCGTTCGCCCTGCAGTTCAAACCAATCTGCGTATGCAGGCTCATAGGCGCCTGTCGGCTGTCCTTCCAAATCAATCGCTCCGGCCGCTACCAAAGAACGTCTCTGGGGGCCTGTGACATGAGAGCGGTTCGTCAGAAACTCTCCGAGCAGCTTTCTGATCCAGAATGTCGGCGGCTGCGGACGCGCTTTTCTCCAGCGGCGCATGTGATCAAGTTTTCTGACAAGTTCCTTGTCTTCGTCTGACATCGAAACTCGAGAAAGAGGAGGCATGGAATCCAACTGAGCCTGCTGGCTGACAATCCGATTACGTCGCTCCCACTCTCCTCGAATGACAGAGATCAGCTCGGCCGGTGTCGGAGTGAACGTTTCATTGCCGATCCAGTAGTTCACAGCAGCTATTGCATCCTGGAAGGCAATAGGTGCAAAGACAAGCTCCCAAGTGCTTTTCAGCTCCGGAGTGATGTCCTTGCCCTTGAGGGCCCGGCACTTGTCCGTGAGGTAGAAAAAGAAATTCTCAAATTCGCTCGTCTTCATGGCCGGCTCCCTCTGTTGCTGCGTCTGTTGTTTCGTTTTTCTCGGATGACCTTGTTGTAGGCAAACGGGTCGCGCCTGATTGGCCGGCCAAACGGGTCTCTGGGGATGTTCCACGGCGTGGCCATCGTCCAGTCGACAAAACGGCTCCAGTGTTTGAACCATTCGGCCTCAGTGCGCAGGATTGTCATGTCGAAGTTGTTTTTTCGCTGGAAGTTGAAAAACAACTTGCTCACATCAAGGTCAGGGCGGTTTCTTTCGCAGTAGTCGGCCCAATCCCAGGGCAATTTATCCGGCATGGATTGCGGTATTCCGTTCATTGCGTCTTTCATGTTCAAAACCTCATTTTTTGCATTTCGGCCATGGCTTCCTCCGACAAGCCCGAAGGCGGTGTCGGTGAACCGGCGCCAGTGGCATTTATCGGACCGTTTTTGATGTTCGAACGATTTGGTCTCAGGTCTTGGATGTGGAGGTTCCAAGTACGGTTCCACCCGTCATCGCTGCGGAGAGCTTTCGCCGTGTTTTTGCTCTGCCAGTAGTACGAAAACTCGGCAAAAACCTTAAACGGGTCTAGGTCGGGGCGTATCTTCTCGCAGTGCTTTCGCCACTCTTCCGGCAATTCCTTCAAATCGAACCGGTGCGTGGCCTTGCGGGGTCGTGAAGTGGCAGGTCGGCGCTTGCCGACCGGCACTTCTTCTTCTGTTACTGCTACTGATACTGTTTCTGTTACTGTTACTGGCTTACAAGGGGCTTGTAAGGGGCTTATAAGGGGCTTGCAAGGGGCTTCACTTTCTAAAACAAGGGGCTCTAATTCGGATTGAGTTTGAGAATTAAGGGGCTTGATTTCAGATTCGGAAGTAGCACTAAGGCCCTTGTCTTCCGTGCTCTGGCAAGTTGTAAGGGGCTTGCCCGCTCCTTGATTGTTTTCGGCCTGAGGCGCACTCTGCACCGGCGCCGCCGGCTCGGCTGCTTTGCGGATAATCCGATAGCCAAGGTTGAAATCCTCGTTGTAGCGAATAATGAACTCTCGCCTGATGTTGTCCGGCATTTCCTCAATGTCCCGCATGAGAGACTTCCAGCGGTTGTCATCCGGGCTCAAGGCGTCGGCAATCTGGTAGCGAGCCATATTGAAGACAAACACATACTCGTCATCGTAGAAGCGGCAAAAGTCAGCCTCTTCTAGGATCTTGATTGCATTTTCGAGTTCGTCGTGCGGAATCCCCAGCTCGCCCTCAATCAAATATTTGGGCATGTAGAAAACTCCGGACATCTCGGACGCCGGACAAGACATTAAATAGTCCTGCAGCACGATCGCCCACGGATTCCCTCGGAGCGTCCGGAAGGAGCGGCTGCGCCACTTCCCGGTAAAGATCTTTGCGTAACTTCTTTCTGATCGTTTCATGATGAATCTCTCTGTTGATTCTTAATTTGATTTCCGGGCATCGGTTGCGAGCTGGATTTCTCCCTGCAGATCTCTGTCAAACCTCGCGAATAGCTGCTTTGCCATCCCGCGCCACTCGAGCGGAAGGTTGAATCCGCCTCGTTTCAGACAAGTTTTAAGAAGGAGGAGCTCGGGTCGGGTGAGCGCCGGCATGTAGTGTTCTCCGGAGGCGATTTCACAAGCGTCGACAGGCTCCCATGCTTCGATTTCGTCGGCCTGATCTCTTTCAACGATGTTTGAACCGTTTTCCAGTGCGCAGCAGTCCTCAAACTCCTGAGATTCCGTGACAAACATCAGCTCCGGATGGGCGCAATCTTTGAATTTGACGAGGTAGGCCCCGGCATACTCGCCGTTGGCCAAGTTGCCCTCATAGCAGTCAAACGGGAACTCTTCCGTATGTGTGAGTACGATTTTCATTATCAATTTCTCCTTTTTCTCCGTAACCGCCGTACATACATCCGGGCGGCATGCAGTTTTCGTTATTTGTCGGGATTCCTTTCCATTCATGGTGCGCTCGCCAGTAGGGTGGAATAGTCGCCAGCCAAACGGCCCTATTAACGTTTCGAGTGAGCCGGCTCTTTTCAAAGAGCCCGTTAAATCCCCGGAGGAAATCCCAGTGAAGTGCGTCCTGTGGGCTGCGGCCATTTCTCAGCAGCGGGTAGAGAAACAACTCTAATTGATCATCCCGAGAGAGCTCGTAGCCTTCTGCTGTCAGTCTCATAAGACGCGCCTGCTCGTAGAGATCGGCTGCCACGCCGTGATTTCAACGTCCGGATACATCTCGTCTAAACAGTCGAGACCAAATGAGCCTCCCGGCTCCAGTACTTGGAAGTCATCGCAGTCTTCCATGTAGAGCCCTACGATGTGCATGACAGTTCCGGATTCAGCGTCGTAAAGACCGATTAGGATCTGATCGCCGTCCTCCCATTCGTAATCATTCCAATCGTCGTTATGGGTGAGCTCGATCGCGGTTCTTTCGACAAATCGTTTGGCAGTATTCATTTCTGTCTCCAGTAGTCTTTTTCTCCCATCCGGCGCCACAGCTCTGAAAAATCCTCGGAGGCCCAAATGTGCAGACAATGCTCGTGCTCATTGACGTATTCAGAACGCGGCGGATGGAACTGCACCGCCGGCATCTCATCGCCTAAGAGCTTTTCTTTAACAAAACACATCTCATCCCAATTCGGATTTCTGTTTTTGAGCGATACCGAAATGTGCAGCAGGTTCATTGTTTTTCCGCCTTTAACGTACTCATGCACTGAGCTGATCACTGTCAGCTCCCTGCCCGTTGCCGGACAAACCATCAGCTCCGGATGCATCCCGAGCTTTTCCAGTGCTTTTCTCTTCTCTTCGCTTATGCTTTTCATTTAATTCGTCCTTTGCTGCTTCCCGGCGCTTCTGATAGGTCAGCTTCTGATAGGCCAAAATCTCTTCCCGGTGCCGCTGGTAGTACCTGCGCCTCTTCTCTGCGTTTTTGGCCCGTTTTTGTGCTTGCTTTTCCCTCTGCTCCTCATCGGTCAGCTGCTCTTTGACAGGCCTCTTCTTCAGACTGAGCTGGCGAAACTCTTCAGTAACCGGTCCGCTTAACTGCTCGCCTGCCGTCCGATCGAAGAAGGCCTCGTTTTCGGAGTAGCCCTGCTGCAGAACTTTGTGGTAGCCGATATGGATCGTGAAGTGCTTGATCCCCAGCTGCTCTTCGATCTGATACGGCGTCATGCCGAGCCGGGCCAGCCTCAGAATCCTGTCCTCGAGCGTCATCTGGCCCTCTCACGCTTCTGGGCTTCCATCTCTCTGAGCTTTTGTCTCAGACGATCTCTGAAGTCTTTGATTTCCGGACGGAGCGGCATCGGAAGGCTGTTGATTTCAAGACAAATGCTCTCGAGCTTTTTGAACATTCCGAGCACCCAATAAGCCTCTCCGACGCTGATCTTGATCTTGTCTTTCTTACTCATTGAGCTTCCTCGATCGCTCTCAGGATTCCTTCGTAGGTCTCCAGCGCGAAGTTTTGATTCAGCTTCTTGCGAGAGTCTTTCGTTCTGCGCTGCGTCTCGTTGATGCGGTTGATTTCGTGCTGGATCGCTATCGAGAGAAGCGGAATCTCGAATTTGTCCGTGAGGTTCAGTGCTGTCGATCTGACTTCTGTCGTTTTCTGTTTTGCCATTTGTCGTCTCCTTTGGAGGAAATAAAAAGTCGTAGGAATAAAGAATTGGTGCCCACACCATGGGAGGCTGAATATTGCAGTTGTCCTGCAGGAGTCCGGCCTTGACGAGGGCGCGACGGAAATCGGTGCTTGCCTGCAGGTTCCCTGAAACCGCATCCACGGTCATCATCCAGGACCACTCCCTTTCTGCGGCTGCGTGCGCCGATCCGATCCTCATCGCTTCAAGATCAGCCTGAGATATTGGGAGGTTCGTATTCATGCCGTCTCCCCGGCAATTCGATAGCTTTCAATCGGCTCCCAAGCTTCGATCTCGTAGTGTTGCTCGATCTTGTGAAACTTGTTGAACAAATATGCGCGGTCGGCCTCAACGTCTGCGCCCAGACGCATTAACTGAACCTCCGGGATGCCCAAGAGTTTCACGAAATACTTTTTGAAGTAGCGCTGCTTAGACAAGTTCTCGTAATGATTGGCAAACGGGAACGGTTCTTTGTGAGTTAGTTCGATGATCATGTCCTAGTCTCCACTGCCTGAGCCGACCTGTTTGGCAGATTCGGTCGTTTTGTTTGTTTTGGCCGCATAAAACTCCTTTAACGCTTCGTAGGTTTCTGAGGCTTCGCCCTGGCACTCAATCTCTCCATCGACTGCTTCTGCAGTGAGCGTGAAGCAGTCGGACGGGTCGTCGGCTGAATAGACCAGTGCGACCGGACTGTTTTCATTGAGTTTTACCCAAGCTCGATACAACTCATAGGATTCGGTCGGAATGGTTAATCTCTTTAGTGATTTGAGCTTTTGAATGTTTTTTGACATCAGCTCATCGAACTCCTCGTTAGGGAGCAAAGATGCAACAGAAGCGATAAAAGACAACTTGCACAGATCGGTCTCAAGGCGATCCAGGAGCTCCGCAAACTCTGCTTTCGTCTTTACTTTTCCAACGATGACGGTTCCTAAAAGAATTTTGAAAACGGGCTTACTCATGGCTATTCCTCCGAATATCTGAAGGAGGCGCAGAAATAAGCTATGGCGTGGATTTGCGCCCGGGAGAGCGACCGTACGCGGCAGTCCTCATCCTTGTCGAACAACAGGACGGATCCCGGAAGTGTGACGTTTGCGAAGTGAATGGAACGTTCGGCCTTCTGTGTGCTGAAAACCGCGCTCACAGGAAGATCAAATGCCACATCGATATACCTGCTGGTGACGTCTCTCAAATCTGTTGAGATATGCTTTTCAGCGGCCTCCCTGATGTTGTTTACTCGGATGACTTTGCCCAGCGGGGCGCCGTTCGGGCCCGGCGTTAGCAGGACGCCTAACAATTCTTTTTCGGGTTTCATGAATTTTCCTTTGGTTGAGAGGCCTTCTCCCGGCGTAGGTGAACATGACGAAAAGAGAACCGCTGGGAGAAGACCGAAACTTTTACGCAAACACGCCCAAAAACTTGAGCATTAAATAGACAAGCCAAATAAACACAGCTACCGGCGCCGCAGCCATCGCCAGGCAAACCGTCACCAGTACGGCCAGGAACATGAGACCGCCAACGGCGTTCAGGATTGCAAAGAGGCTCTCTTTACTTGTCATGGTCCTTCTCCTTTGCCAGTTCGCTGTATCCGCCGAGCCAATATCTAGACGCCCAGCGTTTGTTACGGGCCTCGGCCCATGGATTCCACGGGCTGTCTTCCGGAACTTCAATCGTTTGGCCTTCGCCGATCTTCACCAGAGCTCTATTGCAAAACTCTTCGTAGGTCTGACAACCGGATTTGAGGAATCCTCTTGCCGGGAACATGTCCGGAAAAACATCCGGGAATCCGAACTTATCGTCTGCAGGTCTTTCTTCTCTGTAGAGAATCGTCATCACGTCCAGATTGAATGTTCTGCACCACAGCTCCAAAATGTCCGGAGTGCTGCGGGGAGGATTCAAGAGCTTCACATAACGCATTGCACCCACTGCGATTGCAATGGCTCCGCGAGAGACGCCGTTCTTATAGCCTTTGGAAAGCTGCTTTAGCCAACAGAGCTCATAGTCAATTGCATGAAGGCGCTTTTCCAGTTCTTCGACGCCTTTGGCCTCGGCAACACAGCACGGGCCGATGTGAAGTAAAAAACAAGGTGTGCTCATTTGATCCCCCATTCGCCTGTCATATCGAACGCGTAGCAAAGCTCAGTAATCGCCATAAAATCATTAAAGGTGAGAGAGTCGGAATCGCTGTTCTTGCCTCTGCGCAGCAGAAGCACATTGCCGAAAAGCTTCGTTCCCTGGAATACAAAATAGGGTTTTCTTGCCAGCATGCCCTCCTCGTCCATGAAGGCGTCCAGGACAACTCCCGGCGCCCATCCCATAGACAAGTGCTCAATGGTTTTGCAGTCAATTAGCTCACGGAAGCTCTCCAGATCGTCCGTTAATTTGACGAGCTTTCCGGTCGGCAGTGAGCAACCCGGCGTCGGCGTCAGCAGCGCGCCCAAGAGGGTTTTGGATTTTTTGGCCATGACGGACCTCCTACAAAACTTTGGCTTGCACTGAGCACAGAACGGTGACGGCCGGCGCCACTACGAAAAACGCAATCACAAATGCGTAGGCCATGCGTTTCCGCCACGAAAACCGGTTGAACGAGAATTTCCGGGAATCGAGCTGACGGAGCTGTTTATCAAGCCGCTGTCTGGCGACTCTTCGTTGATCTTCTGTCATGGTTGTTTTTCCTTGGGTTGTTTGGCTGCCGGCGCCCTACTGGCGTTTTGTGTTTTCAAGTGATTGGTAAAAGTTCGCGAGCGGACGTTGTTCTTCTTTTTCATCTGCTTCATCCCGCCCTTCTCCGCTGCCTGCCGGATCGCGCCGGAACAATGCCGGATCGACGCCGTGGATCTTCAGCAGCTTTACCGATAAATTGGCCTTGTCCTGCTTACGGAGCGTTTTCATGACTACTTCTCTCGCCCATTTATCCAGCACCCTGCAGACAATCGAGTTCTTCGACAAGTCAGAGTTCAGGCCGACTTTCCAGTTGAGCACTGCGTCCGTCAGATCCGTCACGTTCACTCGTAATTCGTTCGTGCCTTTGTCTCTCATGTTCTATGAGCTCCTTAGCCTGCTCCGGAGTCAGTTTTCCGGTGCGAATAGCAGCACCGATGACTCGATCAATTTGCCATTGAGCAAGTTCATCGGACCAGTTGCAAACGCCGGCTCGGCTAATGCCTATGGCCCTACCTAAGGCGGCTGATGTGCCAAAAATTGAAATCGCGACTTTCTTTCTCATGTGCTTATGCTAACTATAGTGTACGTATTTGGTCAAGTCCTTCGTTCACCTTCGTTAGCACCTCTGTTCGTACACTTTAGTTATGAACTCCATATCCGACCGCATTGACGAACTCTTAGAACTAAGAGGAATTAACCAATCACAGCTGGCGAAGCTAGCGGGAATCTCTCGTTCTGCAATTACCAACATAAAATCCGGACGTAATAAAGGGTTCAGCGCTGACAGCGCCTTGATTCTCTGTAAAAAACTAAACATAAATCCTTATTGGCTTATCCTTGGCGAAGGTTCCCCCGAGACCACACCGGCCCAAATTGAAGCTGGAGAAGAGGCAAAAAACATCATTACTAACATGCCGACTCCCAAACGAATCTTTGCCATGAAAATGCTTAAGGAGCTTGATGACGGAATGCCATAATCGTCATTAAACGTACACTAAACTTTACATTTATTTATTTGTGCATTATAGTGAACGCATCTCAACAAGAGGTGCGTTATGCTCAACAACACAGAAAACAACCTTCCGACTTGGATCTTCTTCTCCAACGTCGACGCCACACAAGTCAACGAAAGCGCCCGTCAGCTCCTGGTTTGGAGCGGCGAAAGTTTCGGCCGTCTGCTCCGCAGCACCGAAAACATTCTCAACGCCCTGATGACCAACGATCACCGCCTCACAAAAGAGAGCGTCGTTGAGTTGATCGGTCTTCTGGGCTCCTGCGTCGGCTCAAATCCCTATCCTCCGCCCGACACCCGCAGCCTGTTCACAGACTGCATCATGGTTCTGTCTCGTTACTTGGCCCAGCTACCGAAGGACGAAATATGAGCTCCGAAGTCGCTTTCGAGGTCACTTTCGATCTAAGAGTGTCGGCGTTTTGTACGCCCCAAAACCGAAGACAGAAGAAGAGGAATAACCATGGACATCAAACTCACCAACACCGGCGCCATACCGCTGAAAGATTTCCCAAGCAACCAGTGTTTTCTGGTCATCGAAGAAGCCAACTCCATCCCGATGGTTTTGTTGGCTAAATCGAGAGATCGCCTAGTTGGAAATTATGGCGTAGTCGAATTTAATGGAGATCGGAACTTTCTAGCATGGGAGCCTATCGAATTTGAGTCCGAGTTCTGCCCATACGAGCAAAAAGAGCTGTGGCTGGTTCGTCCTGATTTCACTGCAGCTGCCGGATGGATTTTCAAGGATTTCTTATATCCGGAAAAAACCTACGTCTGCTCGATCAGCGATCCGGATTTCATAGATGCGATGTTCCGCCACAACATCATCAATACATTTGGAATGGGCGATGTTTTCCGGGCAACCATCGACAAGGAAATTAACTCGGATGGTTTTTATGAGATCCACTCCCTCCGGCGCGTAGGCAGTGATATTGAAAGTTTCCGCCGGTGCTGCTTAGGACGTTAATCATGAAAAAACTCGATCCTAAATGTCTCCCGTCCCTCCTCCAGTTTGTCATGGACCGCCAGCTCGAAACCGGCGCCATCGACTGTCAGGAGGCAGAAGAAACTCGTGACCACATTGTTCGCCTCCTTGAGGAGGAGGCCAACAAAGAAAACAAGACGTTCATCCTCTTCCCGGACAAAGAGCAGAAAGGTGTTTTCACCGGAGGCTACGAAGTGAAATTCAAGATCCGCGGCGAGGACTACAGCCTGCTGGTTGATTTAAGAGATTTTATTGAAGACCCTGTTAAGGAGTAATGACCATGAAGAGAAGATTAAATCCCGAATATGTAGCTGGCATTCTTCGCGAAACTCAGCGCGCAGTAAAAGAAGAATTGTCCCCTGAAATACTTAAGGAATATTGTGACAATGTAGTCCGGATGTTTGAAAACTCCGTTGCTGAAAAGCCTTATCGCGGCCGTGGGATCACTGTCGAATTGGACGTCCCCGGAGTCACACCTAAACAGTCGCTTAGGTGGGATGCCGATACGCTTTCCGATTTTTACGATGAGTTGACAGAAGAAGAGATTCAAAACGCAAGGAAGGCTCGTTTGCTGCGAATGTCCATCAGAGCTCGATTTGAAGACCTTAAGAAAGAAGCAGAGTGCGGAGCGCCCTTTTCCAACCTCACAATCAAAAGGGCAAAACGAATCCAAAGAATTTCTCAGCTCATTATCGATGAGCTTCTCGAGTTAGACCAACTAGGGAAACTCAGGTTCATCGACGGTCTTTCTTCCATGCCTAAGGGTTCGCTTTTCGGCATCAATGATCCGATCTTTTAACCGCTTCTGAGAAATCCATCATGAAAAAACTTAGACCTGAATTTGTGGCGGCAATGGCCCAAACCATCCAGGCATCCTCACCAAACTGTGAACTTACTTATGACACGATAAGAGAGTGCTGCGAGCAAGGGATAAAAAGACTTGAGAGTGCGGCCAACGATCCTAAGAACGGAAACGCTCAATCCGTGCTGATTTTTGTTGATTATGACCTTGACGGGAAATTAGGCATGTGTTTCTTCAACGCCCGAATCAAAGAGGATTTTTACGAGGACTCAGCACCGGCGCCAGTAAAAGAAACTTGCAGCCAAGAACCTGAAAATTCTCTGTCGAGAACCTACAAATACTTTGAGGTCGAGGACTCGATTATCAAAGAATACGGAAAGCTCGTCCCTCTGAATCGCCAGGCCGCCCGGCAGATCTGGAAAGAACTGCTCGACGAAGGGAAAAGTCTTGACGGGAAGTCCACGGACTACCGTTCGATGAAGCGGTTCGTGTCTTCCCGGATTGAATATTTAATTAAGCTCGATTCAATGAGTGGCCGCCGCTGCCGCGAGATCGGAGAAAGCCTTTTCGTTGATTCCTCCGGTGAGAACTGCAAGCAGAGTCAGCAAATAGAGTCCGTCGGAATAAGCGGGGACCATGAATTGATCCATCATTCGCCCGCTGATCATGTACCCATTGCATCCGTCGACAGGATATTGGATGGCCCGGGCGAAAGTCTCAAACTTCAGACCGTCTGGCGCCTTTTTGATGTGATCATGAAACTCAGTGGCGAAAGGAAGCTTTAAAGCTCCTCCCTGCAAAGCGGCACATATGACCTGGATCGCCTCTTCTTTCCTCATGAAAGTACGAGTGTTTTGAGATTCATCTGCCATTTTTTCTCTCCTTTCGGTAGTTAATGAATTGAGACCTCTTAATTATCCGATAGGAGTGACAGCCGGGAAAGACCGGCGCCCTACAACTCTGAGGAAAAGACCACAAACAGTGAGGAGTAAATGAACTTTCTACAGACCAAAATTCAAAACATCAGCTACAGATTCGGTATTTGGCTTCTGGGGAAGTCGATGATCTGTTTTAATAAAAACGCAGGAGGCCGATACCTTGACGACCTCCGCTGCATTACATCTATTAAGTTAGACGGAAAAATGTATATGTTTGAGGGGCGTTTTTACAACCCCGCTAGGTCCATTGGCAACGGTGTGTTTTTATCAACTTTACTATGGACTCGTGATCCGCAGTACGTTGCAACTCGAGGAACTCGCGCTCAGAAACTCCGAAAATCAGAAGCCGAGCCCCAGTCGATGTCCACACCAAAACCTCCCCATTCCCTTCCCATTCAGCCTCGGGAAAGCGATGGCTGCGGATGTAAACCTGACAATCGATGATCATATCTCCTCCTAGATTGATGGTTGGTATGACAAATTAATTATCAATCCGGAGTGACAGCCGGGAACAGACCGGCACTTATCGAAAATGTAACTACAAGCCCCCTGCTCCATTCTTTAACCAGAACTTAGGCAGTCAGGCAACCGGGGACAGGAGGCTTCTAGATGCAACGGAAAAGAAAATGACACAGAAACTGAATCAAGTTTATTTAACGAGCCTCAAGAAGTTCATCGCCAAGCGCGAGAAAGATCCTGCTCTTCAGAGCCGAGTTTTCCGGGATATTGTTCAGCTGCTTGAGCAACAGGCAAACGACAGAGACCTTCTGGCAGCACTCAACAATGAACCGAGGTGGACAGGCATGATAGGACGGACTCTGTGCCGGATCACGGCAAATCTGTTTTTTGATTACGAACGCGACGGAGCACAAAGATGAAACCGATTCTTGATCCTATGTGCGGCCCAAAGATGTTCTACTTTGACAAAGACAATGCAAACGTGCTCTTCGGGGATATTCGCTGGGAAACGCACTGGACGCGTCAATACAAAAAACTTGAGATCCACCCGGACAAATTGATGGACGCCAGGAAGCTCGAGTTTCCGGACAACTCGTTTTATCTCGTCGTGCTCGATCCTCCGCACCTAATCAACTGCGGAAAGTCATCCGACATGGGAAGAAGTTACGGCGTACTTGAGAAAGAGTGGCATGCAGGCATGAAACAAATCTTCGACGAAGCCTGGAGAGTTCTCAAGCCGAACGGGACTTTGATTTTCAAATGGGCCGACAAAGACGTGACGCTGGCGGAGCTGCTTTACGTGCTCAAACGCCAGCCGCTCTTAGGAGACAAAAAGCCCGCTGCCAACAAGGCGGGAACAAACAGATTTTGGCTGGTATTTTTTAAGGAGGAGGAAGGCAATGCCGTCGAACAAGAAACCTCGTAAACCGCACCGCCCGATAAAGATTCGTTTGCCCGGATCCCACTACTCCGACGCAATGGTCACTGAGCTGAAATCTATCGTGAACAGAACCGCTTTGATTATTGAAATCACACTGCCCCGCGGTGATGCAACGGATGATCACATGCACTGCATTCAAGATTTTCTCAACTGGGGCGGAATCGTCGTGTACCTGAGACGTCTCAAAGGGCAGGAAGAAGCCAAACAAGAATTCTTTGAGCGATTCCAGGAAGCACTGCATGCACTAAACGATATTCTCAATCGTAAAAATGCGAAAAAGACCACAAGTCACTATGTAGGAACAGCCCATGAGCTGGATGTTTTGCGTGATGTCGGTGCCGAAATCTGCAGCATTTTGAGAGAAGGATTAGAGACGGCTCCTCGCCGGACAGTACGTGAATTCATGGCGGTCAAGAAGCTTATTGATGACGAACACGAGCGCCGGGAGAAACTAGGTCTCCCGCACGGCGTGCATGAGCTGGATGAGGATTTGGTGCTTAGATATTTAGAGAAGGTGGCGTGATGAACAACAATGAAAAAGGAATGGACTTCGGGAAGCCAAAATTGACAAGACAAGATGTCATGAGAATCTTGAGGATCAGTGCCACGACTCTCTGGCGCTGGGAGCGGGACAAAAAAATCATTCCGCAATTCACTCTGGGCCGACAGGCTCGTTATGACTACGATTACATAATGAACTTTAAACTACCCAGCTAGAGACTTTAATATTTTCCTTTTTTGCTTCGTGGTACTATAATTGATACCAAATAAACGGGTTTACCTATGTCAAAGCGAGAGAAACTTCTGCAGCGTTTTTTATCAGTTCCAGAGCCGTCTGATTTTACATGGAGTGAAACGATGTCTTTAATGGAGTCTCTCGACTTTGAGTGGAGGCAATCTTCCGGATCACATGGAAGGTTTGTTTACTTAGCTGATCCCGAAGTTTCTATCATGCTGTGCCGGCCTCACCCGACGCCGGTTTTAAAGCGCTGGGCTATCCGACAGCTTAAAGAGCAATTACGTTTAATGGAGTTGATATGAGCGATTTTTTGAAATACAAAGGTTATCTCGGCTCTGTTGAATACAGTGCCGATGATAATTGCCTCTTCGGAAAAGTGATGTTTATTAAAAGTCTTCTGATGTATGAGGGAGAAACTTTGCAGGAACTCGAAGAAATGTTTCATGAAACAATTGACGAGTATCTGGCGGACTGCGAGGCAGAAGGGATCAAGCCGAATGTTCCATGTTCCGGCGTCTTAAATCTTCGATTAGGACATAGCAGACATTTGGCAGTGGCTGAGCAAGCAAACAAACTTGGAGTGTCCATCAACGAATTGATTTGCTCTGCGATCGATACACGCTTAAATCTTTGTCCACCGAACGGACTATAAAGACATGACTGACAATCCCGCCGAGCGGCGGGATGTTTTCTTAACTCTGAAGCTGATACTCCTTCTGCCATTTATCAACCATATCCGCCCAGGCCTGAAGCATCCGGCGCCGCTGCGGAGCGTAATCCGCCACGTTGTAAACAGCCCTCACGCCAGAGGCGACATGAGCCAATGAGGCTTCAATCCAGTCCGAATTAAATTCCGCCTCGTTTAAAAGCGTGCTGGCAGTTCTCCGGAGGTCGTGAATCGTACACGGCTCTATTTCAATCCCGGCCTTCTTAGCATTTGCTATCCCGAGCTCTAATAATCGGTTCGGGGTGGACGTGGCCATAGGTTTATTTAGGCCGTACTTTGCCGGAAAAATAAAATCGCTCTTACACGTGCTCAGCGTTCTCAGACAAACCAGAATATCGAACGCCTGTTTGCTCAAATAAACGTTGTGGGGCCTTTTGGTTTTCATGCGTTCTGCCGGAATTCTCCACGTTTTCTCATTCCAGTCAATCTCGCTCCATACCCCGTTAATGACCTCGGATTTCCGGAGCAATGTGAGCAAAATAAGTTTGAACGCGCTCTTTGAGCTGATGTCGGAGGAGCTTTGTTCGATCCCGTTTAAGACGTAACCGATTTCTCGAGGCGACATTGCTCTGGTTCTCGACTTAAACGTATGGATTGAACTGGGCCGAACAAAATCAGTCGGACTTTTTAACTTTGGTCCGCCGTGCATTGAAGCAAAGGTATAGACGTTTTTAATAATCATCCGGCAAAGCAGCGCCGTACTCGGTGCCTGCTGTTTCACCAAATCTTCTGCTAATGCCCTAACCTCGTTCTCAGTGATTTCAAAGAGCGACATTTTTCCTAAGGCCGGCCGCAGATAATTATCGATGGCATAGCCCCGCATCTTTTTTGTTGAGTCTGCGACTCCGCACTCTTCAGTGTATTTGTCCAGCCAGACAGAGAAGCTGTTCTCCGCGAGAGTATTTTTAATTTCTTGTTTCTTTTTTGCCGGAGAAATCCCTGCGGCAAGATCGGCTTTTGCCTTCAGGAGTTTTTCTCGCGCCTGTGCCAGCGTGATCTCTCCATACTTGCCCAGCGTCACGGTTTGTTGGCGGTTGTTGTAACGGTAATTAAAACGAAAGGACATCGTGCCGGAGGGAGCAACAGATAAATAAAGCCCATCTCTGTCGGCCACTTTGTACGTTTTTTCTCCAGGCTTCAGCGCCTTTATTGCCTTATCGGTGAGTGCCATTTTCAAAATACCATCAAGGGTTGTCAA